TAGTTCAGCTGCTGTGATAGCAGATGTAAGAGTAGGCATAGCACCAGCAGTAGTAAGCGTAAACTTACTGATAGTTGATTGAACACCTGTGTAACCTGCTAAGTAGATAGCAGCACCAGATGAGGTGATAGATGTATATACAAAATCATCTGTTGGATGTGTATAAACAGCAGTAGGTAGCGCTGTTGCAGTAGTTGCAAACTCATACACTTTGTTATTTGCTGCTAGAACTAGACGTTCTTTTGTGAACTCAATTACAGCATTAGTAACTACTACGCCTGTAGCGTTAAACATCAAGGTAGCTGCAACACTAGAGTCAGCAGTAAGTAATTTCTTATAGACGTGTAACTTGCTAGAGCCACCAGATGTTACGTTGGTTACCCAGTATGCATATACGCCATCATCACAGATTGAATAGACCGGATCATTAACACCAGCTGTATAGTCAATAAAGTGAACTAGGTTTCCGCCTACGTCAATCTTATCTACGTCATACTTATCCCAAAGCAATACCGCATCTTGGGTTACAAGGCCAGTAGATGCAACTGAGGTTACGTTAGATGCAGTCTTGGCATAGCTGATAGTGGTAGATGTAACTGCAGTAAGGACATAGGTACCATTAAAGGTAGCGTCAATGTTATCCACAGTTATAGTTGCACCCACTGTTAGGTAGTGAGTACCGATAGTCAAGGTCGCAACATTAGATGATAGAGCCTTGTTAGTTACGGTATAACTTGGACGAATAGAACGTGTGATCTGAAATGGACGCTTGTTAGGTTGTAAGTCACCAGTTGTATAGTGGGATGTAAAGGTAGTAGGGAGTAGTGTTACCTGACCTTTAGTCCAGACATCGCAACCTTTTGAATAGGTATATTGAAAGCGTAGCGATTCATCCTGAGTAGGTTCATAGAACTTAATGCCTTGACCTAGATGAAAAGATGACTGTGAACGTAGCCACCAACCGGTAAGAGTTTGCTCACCTGGTTCACGGCTCATATCTACTTGATTCTTACGATACTGAGCAGTGACTCTACGATATGGATTATTGTCATCGTTAAGTAAAAAGAATGGCTGATTACCGATAGAAATATCGTAGGCCACACCTGTACCAGCGTATAGTTGGTTGTTAGTTGGATTACCAATCGTTACCGGAATCTTCTCGGTAATGTTATCGCCGTAGGCCACCTGATCTCCTTAAATAGAAAGTGACCAGTTTAAAGTCTTGGTCAGGACTATATACAAATTAATTAAGAAAGAAGTAGTTTTGCTTCGTCAGCAGTAATGCCGAGCTTAGCAAGAAGATCAGCCTTAGCTGCTTCTTTTGCTGCCGCTTCTGCTTCCTTGGCAGCCTGTTCCTGTGCAAACGCTGCTGCGTCAGCCTCACGCTGTGCAATCTCTTCAGCGGTTAGTGGTAGTTCTTCAACTGCGCCAGTAGTGCAGTCCACTACGATTTTGGTTAGTGTTTCTGACATTGTGTTTCTCCCTAGTAGTTTATCTAAAATAGCCATTATGAATTCTTCACTCCGTATAAATAAGCATCTGAGTATTGAACAAAACTAAAACCTTCTGGCACTAATGAGATTGAAGTAATCGCAGAAGTATTTGACCATAAATTTGCTACTAAAGCAGCATAAGCATTAGCAGCATTATTTTCGTGTACCGAATCTACTGAAAAAGATTTATTGTTTGAGCCAGCATAATTAGGAATGTAAATTTCGTGGCTTGAAAAGGTGCTTGCCGTATTGCCTGTATTTTGGTCAGCATAACCACCCCAACCAGCATTTGTAAAATAACTTGCCTGAGTAGATGAATATGCGTTTGAACCATCTCCATAAAGCAAACGAAATGTGTAACCACTAGTTGAACCATTAAAAGTTATTTTAATAGAGTTGGCATCTCCACTGCTTCTGTTTGAGCGAGCAGATAATTTAATTACTAAATCCGTATAAGTAGCAGGAATACTAGTAAAGTCAATACTGCTAGCGCCACCAGCGCCGACTGTTACGCTGGAAATCAAAACATAGGTATTACTAGGCATCAAGCACCAACCTTTCTTAAACGCTTACGTCTAATTTGTTCCTTTTGGCAAGGAATACAGACTTGCTTGCCACTTGGATATACACGCACGTTTTCTTCTATCCATTCGTGTAAATTATTTCTACATAAACCAACATTAATTCTTGGGTTAGCGCCCGCAGCTGTATTCTCAGCACGAGTTATTAGACGTAAATGATATGGGTTATAGCATCTACGATGTTGACATTCAATGCCATTAACGCAAGTCTTAGGATCGTGGCAAGTATGGTCTACAACCATATTGTCATCAATAGTTCCGTACATATAATAGTAAGCAACTCTATGAACAAGTAAACCGTGAATCTTTTTTTCTATCTTTCTTGTGGTTACGCCATAGCCATCTGGGTTAAGAGATTTATCCCATAACCAACATTTAGAATAATTTAATACGTTTACATTATTAAACATTCTTTCTAGCAAATCCCAACTAGCAAGTCCTTCTTTATGTAAAGGCTCTAAGTATTTTACTGGTGATAAGTCAGCCATTATGCCGCCTTAATTCCGTAAAGGGTAAAGGTTGAACCAGAACGAAGATTAGTAGTCGAATAAATATCTATGCGGTTGATAGCAGAAGTTGATCGCCATAAAGAAGCATAAGCAGAAACATAACCACCAGCGCTATCGGAGCCACGACTAATTGCAGTTTTATAAGTGCTTGAATTTGAATAATTCTGTAATTGCACAATAAAAGTTCCAGCAGAAGAAATAACCACATCGCCAAGAATTGCCACTCCTGCACCAGTTTCGCTTGTGCCTCTATCGCTATATGCGCTAGTTCCATCACCAAATATACGAGTATAAGAATAATTGCTACCAGTGTCTGAATTGAATTGAAGCCTTAAAGTTCCTGCGCCGCCGCCGTTTTTTGCAGTTTTGCATACTAAAATAAGGTCGGTATAAGAACCACTAATGCTAGCAAAAGTAACTATTCCTGTATCGCTGCCTAGCGTAGTAGTCGCTATACTAGTATAGGTCGCCGCCATCAGACACCTACCTTTTCAGCACGATACTTGCGTTGGTTCATTTTAGTTTGTTCCTTTTTGCAGGTATAGCAAGCAAAGCGTGTGTATTTGCCTGACTTATATTGATAGGTATTATCTTCCAACTTATGTCCATTCTTGCAATGAGTACGATACTTTAATACTCGTACTGTTTTAGCATTATTCTCAGGAGCTGTAATTAACTGAAGATGATCTGGATTAACGCATCTGCGATGCTGACAAGTTACACCACCTACACAAGTAGATGGGTTATGACACATATGGTCTATGACCATACCTTCTGGAATATCACCTTTGTAATATAACCAAGATAATTTATGAACGCGTATTGATTTAGAATTTGGCCAACCAATTTTAGTATTGGAATAACCTTTGCTATCAGGCTTAGTTACGCCTGGATGATTACTTGCACCAAGATACCAGCAACCATTTTCTTGAGGTTGGAAACGGCTAACAATTTTCTCTAATTGTTCTGTATATGTAGAAGCCATTAGCCTTTCACCCCGTAAAGTGCGAATGATGAGTATTGCGCCCAGTTTCCGCCACCTGAAACAATAAAATTAACTGATGTTATTGCGCTAGTATCTGACGAAACTCCTGAACGAAGAAATACTGAACCTGCACCATTAGCATCTGAACCGCTTAATACACGAATAGTTTTTGCTTTATTAGTGTTTGTATAATCTAAAATATCAACGATTGCTGCTCCTGTATAACTTGCAGTTGATGTTTCATTGTATGTGCTATACAAAACATTTGTGCTTGTTCCTGCGGTTGCCGAAGCAGATGAACCATTACCCTTTAATTCGTGCCAAGCATAAGTTCCAGCACCACCATTAAAGTAAATCAAACCTGATGTAAGTGATGGCGCAAGGCTTGTAATACGAACCTGTAAGTGTTTATAGGTGCTAGGTATAGAAGATAAACTAACGGTGGCTGTTCCACCAGCGCCGACAGTTACAGTAGCAATAGAATCATAAGATGAAGCATTTAACGCTGGTTGCATTGATGAAGCATAAATACCAAGAATAGGCATTAGGCAATATCTCCAATCACTAGCCAGTTATTAGCAGAAGTCTGTATAGCTGATCCTGCTGAATATTGTACACGTGTCTTTGGACTTGCTGCGGTAGCGCCGTTAGATGTAACAGTTACACCAGATGCACCTGAGACCGTAACCTGACCTGCACCGGTCTGAGCAAAGTTAAGCACTGTGCCTACTGGAAATGCTGTGGTTGCATTGGTTGGAATAGTTACCGCAATCGCTGATGCGTTAGATAAAGTAACTACTGTATTAAATCCATCTGCTGCTGCAAAGGTATAAGTAGTACCGGTCTGAGCATTAACTCCAACGGAACCTACTAGGGTTGTACCATTAACAACTGATAGTGACATTACTGCTCCTGTCCGAACGCACTAAATGCAGTGGTTCCATTAGTTGAATAAATAGTTACAACGTCTGTATTAGCCAAAGTGATACCACCCTGGAATGTGTACTGACCATTACCAGGTAGTGTAGCGCCATAGACTATGTAATGCTGACTAGCCAAAGCTGCACCTGCAGGACGCACCGCAATACGAATTGAATCTGATGTGCTAGAGGTATTAGAAGCGTTGATAGTAGATACTACGGTTCCATTTGCTACACCGCAGGTGTATAACGTGGTTGCTGTAGCAGCTGATGGGTATGACTGACCCAGAACTTTAAGTGTAGGCATTAGGCTAGGTATCCAATCAATGTGAAGTTATTGCTTGATGTGCAAATCAAAGTTGCTGCAGCATATTGGGCAGCTAGTTTTGTACCAGTTCCAGTAATAACGGTAGTTCCATCTGATGCGATAGTAACCTGGCCAGCACCAATTTGCTGTAAGTTAATCTGCTGACCGGTAGTAAATACTCCATTAGGAACGGTAACTGTTATAGCGCTTGAGTTATTTAAGGTAACTAACTTATTAACATCGCCTGATACTAGAGTGTAGGTTGTGCCAGTCTGAGCATTAAAGGTAAGGCTAGGGCTGTAAGGTGTAGCCCAAGCAACGCCTGCGCTAGCAGATGAATCTGCAGTAAGGACTTGTCCATTTGTACCAACTGCTACACGTGTTGGTGCGCTAGAGGTTCTAGCGATAATATCGCCCTTAGTGGTTAAATCACTCTTAGGTATAGCAGCATCTGCTGTCTCAACACCTACACGGAAGTAGGTTAAGTCAGCACTTGATAGTACGTGGCGTACTGTCGCACCTGCTGCGTGAACAGTTCCAGATGTACCAGCTTGTGCACGAGTAATTGTAAAGGTATCACTTGACTGAGCAGTGATATAAACAATCTCTTCGTTAACGGTATCAGGATCAAGTGCTACTGTAAAGATGTCACCTGCTGTTAATACGATGCCACCCATAAGAGTAGAACCTGTACCAGTAGCGACGGTCATAGATGTAGCAGTGGCTGATATACCACCGGATGCAAGAGTTGTATCTTGCGATATGGATGAATAGACGCGAACTGTCATTAGGCTGCCTTACTTTGAGTAGTGGACGCGAATAGGGAAACGGTCTTGGAGTTTGGTTGACTCTTCCATCAAGCGTTGCTGATAGAGAGCAAAGACATATTTAGATGCAGAAGCACCAGCAGTGGATGGTAACTTGTTATCGTTTATATCTGCTTCTGCTGATGAGAGGTTAATTCTACCTGTGTCAAGGTAACTAAGGAGCCTGTACGCAGCTCCAAGTGTAACGACATCTCTTGACGTTTCTGGTAGGCCTGTAACAGTAGCAAAGTCATCAGTGTTGTTAGTGAGGTCATTTGGGATAATGGAATAATAGACTTGTACTGTGCGACCAGGCATAATTTTTTCATAAATATTCACCGTCTTTGTAGTATTGAAAGCTGCCACGTTTGCCATACGGTCAAAACGCCATCTATTAACTGGTAGCCATTCTTTAGACGGACCAACAGTTTGCCAAGAGATATATAAAACATCTCGTGCTTCTGCTGGTAATGGATACGCAACTTGCGCTGCGTTAAAGGTAAAGGTTGTAGAACTTACACCAAATAACTTTGGGTAGAAAGAGTTGATAGTATCGTTGATTGCCTTCTTAACATTAACTCTTGGGAAAGTAGGAGTTAAGGTAACCATTGCGTTCTCTGAATGTGGTGCAGGTGTAGTTCCACCATAGCCACGACCAAAGCCTGCAATAGCATTTAGATATAGATTCTGCTTATCAAATGAGTTAACCCAGATAAGTTCATCATCAATCTCGATGATACCTTTAGCCAAGTTCTCGGAGTTACCGATCTTGATTGCTAATTCAGTAGCAGTAATGCCACCTGTGTTAGCTAAGTTAGTGATGCGGTCTTGGCGCAGGGTATAACCAGCAAGGTTACTTCTGACCTCATCCACCATCTGAGCGAATGTGTAGCTCATCTATTTTACTCCTATAGAACTGGACGTTGTTTTGTAGTCGTTCATCATTTGGTGACATTTCAAGCGCTATCTCACCGTAACGCAGTGCATCATCCCATTGCTCTAATTGCCACGCACTGATAGCAACTAAGTCATATGCCATATGACCGTATGCCCACTCTTCGGACATAAAGTCATTAAGTCTTTCTTTGATTTCAATAGCCTCAAGTGAAGTCTTTAAACACTTCTTCCACTCTTTGGTTATGTAGTAATGATTGGCAAGAGCCAATACATTCTCTCTGCAATATAAAGTTTTTATAGATTCTCTCAAGTGCTTCTCAGCATTCTTAGGATCACACTTTGCTAGGTATCTAAGTGCATACGCTTTCTCACCCGGATACTTGGTATACTTTAGATACTCTTCAAATACTAGCTTTGCTGCTAGATAATCTTTGTGGAAGAATAACTCTCTTGCGTAGTAATAAAGATTACGTGCATTGAAAGGTTCTTCATCTACTGCCATCTCTAGCATTGGTAGGTACTGACCACGAGACTTATCGTTATCAGGATGGTGATGTATCTGCAAACCTATTTCATAGTAGGTCTCCTGCAAATCCTTTTCATAAGGTACGATTACCTCGTGGATAGGATGTCTCCATCTATAACCAAATCTAGGATGAATACGATTAGCAAAAAAATCTACAGTTGGTTTTCCATTAGCATCAAAGTCTGTTACTAACTTATGCTTAGGTCTAACCAATTTATCTTTGCTTACATCGTAAGCCTTTTGAAGTTCTGCTCTCCAACCTGAAGTTAATATCTCATCAGCATCCATTGAGATGCAGTAATCCACATCTGTTGGTAGGCTCATCAACGCATAGTTACGAGCATCGTCAAACCGCCAAGGTTTAACTTTAATTTCTACTACCGTAATACCCAAAGAACGAGCAAGGTCAACGGTGCCATCAGTAGAGCCAGTATCAGCGATGAGAAGATAATCTGCATCCTTCGCTGACTCGTACCAACGCTTGATATGTTTTGCTTCATTTAATGCGATTGTATATACAGCAACTTTCATTGCTCTAGTTTACATTCCGCCTAACATTAAAATACCTGGCAACGCTGATGCGTCTGCTCCTGTTGGTCCGGTAGCGCCTGTTGGACCAGTAGGTCCAGTTGCTCCAGTAAGTCCGGTAGATCCAGTTGCTCCAGTTGGGCCAGTTGGTCCTGTGCTTCCAGTATTACCTGTAGGTCCAGTCGCTCCTGTCGCACCCGTCGCTCCTGTCAATCCCGTAGAACCTGTAGCACCCGTAGGTCCGGTAGGACCTGTAGCTCCAGTTAAACCTGTTGTACCGGTGGCACCGGTTGGACCCGTTGCACCAGTGGCTCCCGTAGGACCTGCCACTGTTGAGGCAGCACCAGTAGCACCCGTTGGACCTGTCGGTCCTGTTGCACCAGTAACGCCAGTGTTACCTGTAGGACCTGTAGGCCCTGTGCTTCCCGTACTACCAGTTGGTCCTGTCGGACCAGTGGCACCTGTTAGACCAGTTGGTCCTGTGGAGCCTGTAGGTCCTGTGGCACCGGTTGATCCAGTAGTACCTGTTGCGCCAGTAGGACCAGTGGGTCCTGTAGCGCCTGTGCTACCTGTGTCTCCGGTAGGTCCTGTACTTCCTGTAGGACCTGTATTGCCAATCGAACCCGTAGCTCCTGTGCTTCCTGTTGCACCTGTTGCTCCCGTGTCGCCAGTTGGCCCTGTTGGGCCAGTTGAACCAGTAGGTCCAGTAGGACCTTGAGAACCAGTGGAACCTGTAGGACCTGTTGAACCTTGTGGACCGATAGGGCCAGTAGCACCAGCAGGTCCTGTTGGACCTGTGTTACCAGGCGTACCTTGCGGTCCTTGGTCAGCTGATAATACTACAGAAGTTTGTGGAGAACCAGAGGTGATAACTAATATTGTTTCGCTCATACGGTTGTCACTCCTGCGGTCACAATAAACTGACCTTCTAAAATTCTAGTGATTTCAGAACCTGAATCTAAGACTAAATCGTAGACATATGATTCTGCTTTAAGCGTTGTATCCAACGCAGATAACTCAATATCAATAGTGCCTAAAGCACCACCAAGAGTAATCTTTCCATTAGCAGTTGTAGCAAGTAGCGTAACTGTAGTCGAACCTAAGAATGGACGAACAGTCATAACTGCTATGTAGTTAGTTAAATCCCAAGGCGTTCCATCTGTTTGAATAACGCTTGAAAAATTAAAGGTAGTAGTCTGTGGTACTACCAAATTATATGTACCAGGTGACGGCATTTAGTTAGCCACCTGACGTAACGCTGCTGCAGGCTCCAGTCCTGTAGTGCCAGCGATCTTATTGCAGATACCTGCAACGTCTAGCATATTAGTACGATTAGTAATGCCGCCAATAAGATTAAGAACTCCAACAAGATCGGTCACCTTTCCAAGAGCTACGCTCTTTGCGCCAGCCCAAGCCTGTGCGGCTGCCGCTTGATCCCTATAGTCGGTATAAGAAGGATAGGTAGCACCACCATTAGCTAAACGATTAAGTTCATCATTGAGTGTTGAACCATCATATCCGTATTGTGCCACCTATTACCTCACTTCTTTTTTGACTTTTTTGCTTCGCTTAATGCGATTGCTATTGCCTGTTTTCTATTTTTAACAACTGGACCTTTTTTAGATCCAGAATGGAGTGTTCCTCTTTTGAACTCACCCATTACTTTTGCTTCTTTAGTTTTTGGTTTAGGCATTAGCCCATCTTCTTCTTCATACCCTTAACCTTCTTCAGATTAGGGTTTGCTTTAACAGCAGCTTTCGATGCTTTCCTCGCACCCGCAGCAACTATTGCACCGGCACGCTCCATCGAGACACCTTGCTTGGCAGCAACCTTCTTCTGTACTGCCTTGAATCCCGGATGCTTCTTCATTACTGAGCCTCCGTAGTTTCACGCTTTTCTTCCATAGGTGTCCAAGGCCAAGGCTCATTTGCTGGCGCACCTGTTTGAATATCATCATATGATGCGTAACCGCATCCGCAATTAGCGCACATTACTTCTTCACCGTTTTCTTTCCAGCCTTGAATGTAGCTTTCTTGCCAGACATTCCGACTTTGCCCTTCATAGTAGAAGCAGGGATACCCTTCTTAGAACCAGGTCCGAAACCTTTGTCCTGAGTTGACTCTGCTCCGCCATCGCCCTTCATAGCTTTTGCGAACTTCATAGTTTCTCCTTAGTTTAATAAACTAGCACCGATGTTATTTCCATCGAATGCTTTTCCCATCTCATTGCTCAGATTGACCGCTGCGTCAATGTCTTTCTGCTTAGTAGAGATAGGTTCGATACCCTGCTTTACTGCAGAATAATATGATGACAACTCTTTGTCGTCTTTCTTGATTGCACCTAATGATGCACCACCTCTGGTTGGCATTAAGCCACCATCAAAGAATGGATTTAGATTAAAGCCTCGCTCCATCTTGCTACCGCAAGTGTGGATCTCTTCTCTATCAAATTCTGCATAAGGCTTATTTACTTCTTCTGTTACCTGACATTCATTGCAGGTATAGTCATAACGAGGCATATTACTCCACGATAGGGGTTACATAATCTCCGTAACCGTTAGCAATTAAGATTGCTGCTTGCTCATCTGTAATGGTCTGTGTATGACCACCGAGGATATAGAAGTCTGCATCAGCTAAAGTATTCTGATATGGATATAGAGTTTCCTCTACTACTCCATCTTTGGCAATTAAAGTAACACCACGAGCAACGTCAGTAATGAATGGGTTGATAGGCCCAGTGTATGTACCACCTGTTACTGGTCGTCCAGCAAGACGTGAATACTTATCAGGCCAAGCCTTACCTGCATTCCAAGTCTGCCATTGCCAAGGTGTTGTTGCTGCGTATGCCATTAGTTCTCCTAGTGAACTTACCAAGAGGCAGGAGTTTCCCCCTGCCTCCCAGTCAACTAACTATTAGTAAGCTGTTGCTGTCTGGATGTTGTACAGAGCTGCGGTACGAAGGATGTTCCATCCACCGAAGTAGTACCAACCGATTGTGTGGAAGCGGCGAAGCGCGTCAATTTGTGGACCGATGACAGTAGAGATGTCTTGTCCTTGAGCTTCCGCAAGTGCTTCACGACCAGCAATGATTGCTGAGTAAACGTTGACTGAACCGTTTGATGTGTAAGGTACACGAGGTGTTTCAACAATGAACGCACCTTCAAGTACACCAACAGCACCAGCAACGAATGGTGTGCGATCTACGTACTTAGATAGATCCTGGAATCCACCAGTACCTGTTTCTGCACGAAGGTCAGCTGTCTGCTTAGGGTGTAGGTAAGCAGCATATAATTCGCCAATACGAGGCAGAGCCTTGTTTGAACGTAGGTTTGTTACAGCAGCACGGATGTCAGATACAGAGATGGTTGAACCAGCTGTGATACCTGCAGTGTTTGTTGCTGTACCGCCGTAGATGATGTTTGTGCCTGATGTCAAAACACCTGCAACAACTGCGTCAATAGAGTCTGCAGCGTTATAAGCGATGATATCAGCAAGTGCTGCATCTACGTCGTTGAATGAAGTTAGGTTTAACTTCTTGGTTGTGGTTACGGCTGAACCGTATTCCTGTAGTGTTACGGTAATCTGATTTGGATTACCAAGCGCGATTGAAGATACGTCAGAAGATTCTGTCAATGTAGATGTAGCTTGTGCTAGATCTGAGTAGATTGAGAATACAACTGATGAACCTGGCATCGCCTGTTGAACTGGCTTCACATCAGCAAGTGCTCGCATAACAGGAATTGAACGTAGCGCCATACGGACGTACTGATCATATGCTGTCTGAACGAGGTTGCTAATGGTACTGGTACCGGTGAGGGTACCGTAAGGTACGTTACCTGCCATTAGTATGCCTTTCGGTTAGAGTTGGTTAAATGCCAGCGTTGCGAATTACTTCGTCCAACTCTTCTTTGCTGTTTGCTGACAGAAGTTTTCTCATAATGTCATCTGTTGAATCAGGAGTTAATCCTTGGTCAACAGCACTATTCATCTTCTTGTAAGCAGCAGCTTGAGCTGGGTCAACAGCTGGCTGTGATTTATCTTCGACTTGAAAGCCGAATACATCGGCATTATCTTCAAGCCATCGTGACAAAGACTCCTCAGTTGGGTCTAAGTCCTGTGGAATAAATTTGGCAACTTTGCCATTTACTCCGCGAGCTTCGAGGACATCTTTAATTGCTCGTTCTCTTGATTGTTTGTTAAGGTTCTCGAACTGTGACTTTAATTCAGCTAGTTCTTTATCCTTCTGTTTTGCTGCTTTACGCAGTTGTTTAACGAGATCATTTGAATCCGTTGTGAATTCGTCATCGTCCTCGTAGTCGTAATTGGACATTAGTCCATCTCCCATTCTATGTTTGTCGTAGGCCTCATACTGTTTGGGGTACGCAGTATGGCTCCCACTCCCGGATGTTCTGTCGCTCTAACGGGCCGGTAGTTCCGTTAGCAGGCTTTAGTTAGAACGAACCTTGTCGTTCTCTTGCAAGTGCACCTTGTGCAGTACCTGATTGACCGCTAAATGTGGCTTGTTCAAGTTGCGTTAGCTTCTTGCGCTTGCGTGCAGCCTCTGCTGCATTCGCTGTATTAAATACTTCTGATTCTGCAGTTGCTTGGTTGTATGGACCAAGACCCTGATTAGCATAAATATCACCAAGTTTTGTAGCAGTTGGTAGCAGTTCACCGATTGCTGAATAACCTTGCTGTGCTTGAGCCTTAGTGATTCCATATTTAGCAAGTTCTTCAGCACGTCCAACATTTGTGCCAAGACCTTGTGCTAGTGCGGCACCACCAATTTCTGCTGCAGTAACCTTACGCTTAATGTTCTCAAGTGCATTGGTAGGGTCAAGTGTGTATGCAAGAATGTCACCATTGGTAATATCTGGATAGAACTGCTTTAACGCATCCATTACATTAACATCTGAATTAAGCACACGCTTCTGTGCAGTAGCAATACGATCTTCTAACTCTGCTGCAGATACGTCATTGGCAATAAACTTATTTAATCCAGCCTGAGTACCTAAAGAATCTTTAGTGTAATAAGAAGCAGGTAGACCATAGTTACGCATAATGTTCTGATACTGATCTTCAAGACCAATGTACTCTGCTGGACTTAGCGCTCGTAAACCTTGTTTAATGCGGTCTTGATTAGCAGCAAAACGTTTCTTATATTCTTCAGTATTTTGCAAAGCAATAGCAAACTCTGATGGAAATACCTTTGCATCGGTAATCATTCCTTTTAATTGTTCTACTAAAGAACCTAAACCATATTTATTAAACTCATTATAAAGAGTATCGTAAGCAGATTGACGACCTGCTGTTGCGGTAGCAGCTGCTGTATCTGCAGCTTGTTTTGCAAAATAATCAGTTAATGAAGTAGTGCTGCCAGTGGTGCCTGTGTTGCCACCGCCTCCACCACCACCGCCTCCACCAGATGCTGGAGTGCCGTTATCTTTATAGAGAGTCCATTTACGATTATATGGATCCCAATCGTAATGAGTACCAGCAGGTGCATCTCCTGGTGGTTGATTGGTTACATCTTCATAATTTTGAGTATTGTATTTTAAAACATTCTTACCTTGAGCACTATTAAGGTCGTAAGTATTTCCAGTACGGTCATCAGTAATAGTTCCTGCTTTACGGTCAATACCAAGAGCTGCATCATTTAAAGCTGATTCTTGTTCTGTAGATAATGTAGGGGCAACATAATTTTTAAGAGCATCAATAGATGCTTGTTCTCCACGTCGTGCGCTAAAAATATCAGCCATTAGTTACCCCATAAATCCAAAGTCACGTAGTACCTGTTGTGTCGCTCCAGCTACTTCTTGATTTGCTTGTTGTGTGTACTGCCAACGTGGGTCTTTGCGTAGCGCTTTACGGAAATCAAATAGATTCCCACCAGTTCCATCTCCGCCTACCACATTGTATTTTGCTAAATCATTTAAGTTAACTTGCTCTGGGCTAATCTCTAAAGTATCAGCATAAGCATTCTTAAATGGAGAGTAAATTGAATCTAAAGAAACACCCTGATCCATAAGGGCTGCAACTTTGTCATCTACCTTCCAAGCCACTTTAGCCGCATCTCGAATGATGCGAGCATATGTATCAAGTGCTTCTCCGTGATTGATAGCAGATAACACATCTGGCAAGTTAGCGCCAAATACATCTTCTAGTTTTAAACCATTTCCTAAAGCATATGAACGAAGTGCATCTACATTCTGGCCAGCTTTACCTGTGTAACCAGTGTAATCTTTTCCTCCTACAGATGTAGTAGAAGGACCAAACTTCATTTGAGATTCAACTAATGAAAGACCAGTTTCATCATTTAATGATAAGCCTTTATCGTATAAATCTTGAGCAATACGTGCTACATCACCTGGGTCATTGGTAGCACCAGCATTCATAAACTTATCTTGAAGCTGAGTCTCAAGTTCTTTTAAACCGCGACCATAGGCTGTGGTTTCTTTAGCCTTTTGAATTGCACCTAAATCATTACCTGCAGCCTTAATTGCATCTTCATAAAGTTTCTTATTAGCAGCAAGTTGATTTAAATCTGGAGCAGTCTGTTTTACCTTGTTGTATTCAGCACCAAGAGTCTTATCTGCTTGAACATAATCAAGTAAGAACTGTTCAGCATTTGAACCACCCGTAGTAGCACGATTAACAATGTTTCCATTAGAGTCAATGGTGTACTTTTCTTTTAATGGGTTAGCCGCTTCGTGAGCATTAAGCGCTTTAGTTGCAGCCGCTAATTCTTTAGCGGTTGGTAGGCGATTAAGGGTGCTTTGGAAAATCTTTGTGATGGTTGCTTTAGCATCATCAGTATTTGTAGTAGTAGGCAAAGTACGAGTAAATGTTCCCGCTTTTGTACCAGTACCACCAGCACCAATGCCACCAATTTGATTAACTAATTGAGTTTGGTTAATTAGAAAATCTGTAAAGTTTAAAGGCTTTAAGATATTCTTTGCGATAATATCTTTATTGTTTGTATTGTAAACTTTAGCAGCACTTAAAGCAGCCTGATATTGCAATACAAGAGTATCGTTAAACTTACCAATTTCAGGTGTCTTAAAACCTGCAGAGGTAAGAGTCTTTGAAAGATTAAGACGTTGATCATCTGTCATCTTTGCAATATCTTCACGAGCACTCTTTAGTTGCCCGTCAATTTGTGCATTAGCGCTATCAACTGTTATTCCAGTTGTGCCGCCTGTATCAGCGCCTGTACCTAATACGGTTCCTGTAGTTCCAGCTTTTGGTGCACCGCTAGGAATAGAAGGCTTTGCCTCTGCTGGAATAGTAGCCAGCAAATCATTACCTTGTTTTAAGGCATTAGTATAATTTGTAGATACGCTATCGTATTGCTTACCTAATGAATCTAGGCGTGATTGTTCAGACTTAGATAATGTGTCACCACGAGATATACGAGTAACATAACTCATAATCTCATCTTCAATACTTTGAAGTGATGACTTTAAGTTTTTAGCATAATCAAACTTTTGGTTAGCCTGAGCCTGGATTTTATTAGCCTGAGCGGTCTTTGCTTTGCCACTAGCTGCTGCTGCTTTAGCAGCGGTTGCAGCGGCTTCTGCTGCGGCAGCATCAGCTTTAGCCTTAGCGACTAAAGCATTGATGTCCAGTTGAGCCATTATCTAGCCTTTCGATTAACGGAATAGCGGTGCGAATAGCGAGTTATATGCCGCTACTGCGTTAGGGTTATTTCCAGCGATAGCACGGATTGCGTCTTTAGCACCATTCTTTAATAGAGTTAAAGAAGCTGAACTAACACCGCTGCCTGCTGATTGTGCATAATCTCTTGCACTTACAAAACTATCAAACTGATCCAACATATCTTTTAATAATTTACGAGTCTGTGGTTCAGATTTAACTGATTTATCTGAAAGCATATTACGCAAGTCATCAAGCGCCTTATTGCGCTGGATAGCAGATTGTGCACCCTTACCAAGTTCTTCTTGTAGTAATGGGCGAGCACCCTTAAATTCATCTGACCAAGCCTGCCACTGAGCGCTGATTGCACGTTTAGTTGTTGTATCTACAACACCTGCAAGCATTGAATCATACTCATCTTTTTTCGCATAGTAGGTTTCGCGGTCTTTAGCCACAGCTACTTGACGAACAAAGTCGGTAACAGTCTTATTAGTTTTTAAGCCTTGAGTTGCAAGCAACTTGTAGGCGTTGAAATCAAACTTGCCAGCATTAGGAATTAAGAATGCTGCTGCTTCTGGATAAGCCTTTAGTAATTCTTGGTTATTCTGAATCCAAGATGTATCCTTATCAACAGCACGTACGTTAGCCACTACAGTGCTATCAGTTTCTGAGATTGTGTAAGGCATCTGGTCTGGATAGTATTTAATCCAGTCTCCAACAGCCTTATCAATGTCGCCGTTATAGCGCTCAATCAACTTATTGAAAACTTGCTTGTAGTTAACACGTCCATTATCGCGTACCCACTTAGCCATATCAGACTTTAAGTTTACCTGTGGTGTTGCCGGAGCAAAGAAACCAAAGATAAAACGCATAGCAAGAACTGTCATAGTAGATGCCTGCAGTTTGTTCTGATATTCAGCAATCTCACCAGGAGTTGGTGTAATTGTCTGACCAGTTTCAGGATCAATCTTAGTTCCGATACCGTGACCTGATGCTTCTAAATAGGTTGCTGCCTTACGCATTGCAGATGCAGCCTGTGAATTACGCTCATCTGTTGAAAGTGTTTGAAGCAAACGATTTAAGTGTGCTGGAAGCACTGCAGAAATCATTGGTTGGTCTACGCCATAAGAGCCAAGCAGGTATTGCTCTAAATCGTGTACCTGTGGAATAATATTTCCTACCATCTTTAGTGGTAGCGCAGCTACAGGTCCAGCAAATGTAGGGAACAAAGAGTCTGGGTTCAAAGATGGAGTAATCATCTTTAACTGAGCACCAAATTGAATTGGCATACCAGTTTGGAAAGCGTCTTTTACACCAAAGATTGGACCAAGTTTAGCCATTACGCGATAAACAGGTGACAATCCTGGATAGAAAAAGTATTGATCTCCCTTATCGTCTGTCTGAACCCAACCTGAATGTGAGATACCTTCGTAAGTTAGGCTTGCACGAGTCAAAGATTCTGGGTTATAGCGTACTGCTTTGTATACACGACGATAGAAATCTTCAGTTGCACGGTAGAAACGAGCAAAGTTACGTACATTCATAGCAAGTTGTGTACGAACTTCAGGGTTATCCACAAAAGATAGCACTCGGTTCTTTGCTAAATCTTCAGCAATAGAAGCAAGCTGGCGCTTTGCGTTAATAGTAGCCTTAGCAAGCGCTTCATCTGCTAAACCTTCTGTTGCTTTTGCAATGTAAGACTTGGTAAAACCAGTATCTTCCATTGTTTTTAAAACATTAACAAGCGCATCTTGCGCTAGTGGGTAGCGGGTAAGGCGAGCATTGGCTGCACCCATTGCATCCCAGCCTACTTCCATAATTCCAGCGGCAAAGTTATCGCCTGTATATGGAACTAATTGAGGACCTGAAATAAATTCTGGAGCATTAGCAAAGTCTGCTTTGCCAGGAATATCTTCTAAGTGAAGATTATCTGTGCTGACTTTGATATTGCCAAATTCATCACGAGTACGAACCTTGTTTAAAAGGTCCATATTTAAATTGCCATCACGCTTTACAAAATATTGACGCACTGTGTCATAGATAGCCTCAGCGTGCTGTTGCTCTGTGACACCAGGTTTTGAATAAAGCTGAAAGCGACCTCTTGCGTTAGCAGGTAATTCTTTTAAGTATTCACGAATGCCATCAACTGCAGTTTTGCGTGAGATGTTAGGTGCAAGATACTTGATAGCAAGTGCACCCAAATCTGAGTTGGCATTAGCAGAAATAGTCATCATCCAAGAAATACGATTCTCTTGGCTAACTACTGGATTTAAATCACCGAATGATGATCCGGTAGCTTGAACATATTTCTGTCCATTTACTTCAAGGGCACCCATCTTAGCGCCATACTTTGAAGTATCCTGAGTGACAGCCATATACTGACTTGCACCACGTTGAGCGTTCTTGCTACCTTCAGCTACGCTTTCTAGGTAGTCATCAATATTGGTGTATGCAAGATGGTCTGCTAATAATTCAGCACCACGCTTATCAAGCGCTTTACCAAGGTTATCTGAGACAAGAGCGTGAGCCATATTCTCACGAACTTTTGCAGCCTTTAAATCTGCTGAAAGATTCTTATCAACAGTGTACTTGCCAATATCTTTACGACGAACTAACTTATTAACAAAGCCAAGTTTGCCTTGAGAACCTGCAACACCCATACGTGTTGTAAATTGACGACCTGAAATTAAACCAAATGGTGATTCACCAATCGCTGCGTGTACTAGCAAATCTTCTGCAGAGTTACGAATAACGAAACGTGGTCCAGCAAGAGTACCGAATACCCACCAAGAAGTTACTTGGTCAGCCCACTTCTTATAGTTAGGACCAAACATACGAGCCAAGAAAGCATCTTTAGCAACATAACTATCTAGTTCCATAATGTTAGGAACACGAATGCCGGATGATAATTGCCAGTCAAGAACCGCTAGTTGCTCACCATCAAATGATGCTGGGTTGTAAAGTTCATCTACAGTATTGCCTAACTCATCAACTTTCTTGCGAATGATTGTAGGGGCATACTGTTGAGTACGAACAAACTGAGTATCTAACTGCTTTAGTCCAGCCTCTGATTTATTCCATCCACGAATTTCAGCAAGGGTAGTCCAAAGACCTTTAAAGATTTGTTCTTTTTGACCTTCATCTCCAGAAGCAAATGCTTCAGCAATTACCTTTGCGTGGAAACGGCTGTTACCTAAACGTGCTAACTGGTAAACCTTTGTTGCCGCATCAGGTGAATTAACATCAAAAAAGTTATTCTTAAAATATGGAGTAACTGTCCACTTAGCAGCAAAGCGATCAACGCGCTTTGAAAACTGCTCGTTAGTAAAACGGAATGCTCCGTCTTGCTTAATCTTGCCTAAGCCTTTTTCTTTAGCAGCAATCGTTTCTGCTTCTTTAGATAACTTTTGTGCTACAACTTCAGGAGTTACATTTAAACCGTAAATATCTTTAACAAGTTGCTGACCAACTTTATCAATATTAAATACGCGGTCTGCTGTTGTTAAAAAATTAATACGTGCTTTACGTGCTGCGTCTAACTTTGGAACTAACGGAGTTTTACGAACTGCCTGTCCACGAAGCATAAAGGTAACGTCATTGACGTTCTTTAAATAATTCTGTGCAGTAATAGAGTCTTTAACACCAGCGCGAATAAACTCATCTACTGCCGATGGGCCAAACTCAGGAGCAATACGCTTTAGGTTTGTAGATGCTTCTACTGCTGCAAACTTATCGCCTGACTTACGTGCCTCTGATAGTTTATTTAGTTCTGCACCGTAAACATCAAAAAAACCTGAAACCTTTGGGTTTGCAAATACGCGGTTAATGTTTTCTTCATTGTTGATAGTTCCAAGCAATGAACGTCCATAGGTATATTTTTCTTTACCTAGAACATTAAACAACATCCAGTTTCCAGCATCGTATGCTTTCTTGGCTTTGCCAAGTGCAAGAGTAGGATCTGCAAATACACGATAGGCTGCGTCAAATACGCCAGAAATTCCTTTGTACAAAAGGCCTGAGCCTTCTAATCCTGCAGGAAGTAAGAAGTTTGCTATCTGACGACCAGGAGAATATTTAGCTGCTTGAGCAGCATCTAGCGCATCTTGAAAAAATCTATCACCTTTGCGTGCTTCAGCAATAATTTGCTTTTCAGCATCGGTAGTTGCTTCTGCTTGAAGTTGATCCAATGGCATACCTGATGCCACTTTCATAGCAATAGACATAACATCTTTGCCATACTTTGTTTCAGCATCAGCAATACGTGTTGGGCTAAATACCTTATCGCCCTTATCGTTTGCAATCTGCCACGCTTTACCAAGGTCAACGCCTTGATCTGCAGCAATCATACCGGTGCGATAAGCACGGGTCATAAAATCTGAAACTTCGTTTAGCGATTTAAATGGCGCAGCAATAACATTTTTAATTGCACCAGTTGCATAATGTAAAGCAGAACCTAGAGGGCTACCTGCATCAAAACCAAAGAATGAAGCGTGAGATTTTTGCTGGTCTGGAGTTAAAGTGCTAAATGCTTGCTTTGCCTGTGGTTCAGGCATAGCGCTAAGTTTTTGATGAGAATCTAGTAATTTAGATAATCCATCAATCTGTGATTTCTGAGCATCTGTTAAACCAGCCTGTTGCGCTATGGCATTTAATTTCTGGTTATTAGCCACTTACATACCTCGCGCTAGGGCTTGCTGATAAAGAACAGCAACTTCACCTGTCTGGTCGTATGGCAACATCTGTGCCAAAGTATCTGAAAGTTTTGTTTGTGCAAATTGTGATTGCATCATTAGTACATTAGATCCACCACCAGGACTACCTGGTACATCGGTACCGTGCATAATATCTTCGTTTTTACGTGAAGATGGAGCGTAAAGAGAAGTTATTGAATCTTGTGAAACTGCTTTATCTGCAGCCTGACGAACTTCTGTATTAGTAGCACCTAAAACGTCTGCTGTTTTAGCTAATGGAACCGCTGATTTGTCTGCTTCATACTGTACACCTGCACCATACTCAGGTGACTGATATTGTAAATCTGTACGCTTTGCGTATGGACCAGGACCGGAGATACCGGCTAATGGATTAGTTGAATCCGTGATTGCCATCTTCGTCCTCCGTAATTTTTTCTAATTCTGTTGAAAAATCTGACCAAACATTATTAAGTTCGGTTTCTCTGTTAGCGTTATGGATTGCTAACTGCATAATCTCTTCGGTTAATACCGAAAATGATTCACTTACATTGTGCAAAAATCCTGCACCGACTACTAGAAAATCGGCAAGACGTACCGGACGGCGTATACGATCATTTTCCATCCGGCACCTCTCGCACATAAATTTTATTAGCCCTTCTTGACTTTCTTGCCTGGCTTAGCTGCTCCAGCGAATGGAGCCATTACCTTGCCGCCCTGAACCTTGTCGCCTTCCTTCTTGCCTTCAACTGGCTTAGACATTGGAGCTGGGGCCTGTGTTCCTTTTTTCATATTGCACCTCCTCTTCTTTATGCCGCGCCGCCGATTGAGGCGAGCAATGATGCAATATCTGGTCGTCCTTGTGGCGCACCAGGCGCAGGGGCCGCACCGCCAGGTTGTACTGGAGTTGGCTGCGAGGCAGAGACGGGGGCCGCACCTGCACCTAATGGCTGAGGCATTTGTGGTGCCTGCTGTTGTGGAGCTGGCGCAAAGGCCTTCTCAACAATATCTTCAAGTAGCTGTCCTTTTTGACGGCCCTTAATTACATCTGCGATGCGTGTAATGATTGGCTCAACATCCTGGCCTTGCGCTGCAAGGGTAGGAACAGCCTGTGCATACTGAGCCACTGCCACTCGTAGTGCATCACGCATCTCTTCAATATCAACCTTCTGTTCTTCTTGGCTGATGTTAATATCTACTGGTAGTTCACGGCGTACATAATCGCGTGATACAAGTTTGTCGCTACGCATTTGTAGTAGGGCTACGATTGCATTGTTTGGATTCATACCAGACATAATGCCGTAGCGAACATCTACAGAATAATCTCCGCCAATATCCTTTGATGGGATGTATGACATTGTGTATGGCATACCATCATCGTTACCTTTAATTTCTTTCTTGCGTGAACCGAATATCTTCTCGTCTACTTTGAAGCAGAGCGAAATAAGTTCTGTAAAGAAGAGTGCAAACTGTGCTTGCGCTGCTTTAATTTGTGTATCAAAACCTGCTTGTAGTGCCTGAACACCACGCCCCGTAACAACTGAAGCATCAATTTGGCCTCCACGTACTTCTGGGTAACGAGCACCAACTCGTAGTTCTCTATCTAATACACCTGATTCTGTAAAGACACCAGCAGGTAGTTCCAATGGAACACGACGAATTGCCTGTGGGTTTGCAGAACGCATAATTGAATCAGGGCCGAGTGCCAATTCTTGTACGTCTTGTGGAATGGCGATAGGAGCCTGGATTGACTTTTCGGCTGCCTGAATCTGTAGCACAGCAAAGCGTGCCTTAGCAAGCTGCACTGCCAAAATGTCATCGAACTGACCGCGTGCTTCCATATCAATAGATGAACGCATCTTTACAGATACTAGAC